ATTGAGGAGGAAGCATTATGAACATCAAGCGCGTTGTATCCGGCATCCGGGACTGGAACGCCATCTTCGAGCTGGAGAATGGCCTGTTTGCCATGAGCAATATCCATCCGGAGGAACCGGTTCACTTTTCCACGAATCCCACCACGTTTCTGCGGCATGGCTATTTTGAGGAGGTCAATAAACTGGACGATGATACCATCTGCAAAGCCCGCGCCACGCTGGAACGTTACCTGAACGACAAGTCCCTGCTGGAGGACTGCCCGATGCTGGGCAGCAAGTGCACCATTCGTAGCCTGCTTGGACTGGATGTATGAGGAGGTCTATATGATTACCTGTACCCTTGGAAAACAGAAATATACGGTTGACTTTGTAAGCGGCAGAGCCCTTCGTGAGATGGAGCCTGCCGCTAAAATGTATGCCCGGATTGTCTCCCTGTCCAATGCGGCGGTCAAGGGTGAAACGCTACCCGAAGGGGAAACGCTGAACATTGCCGATGCAATGGATGTGATGATCCGCTGGTTCTGCATCCTGTTTGGCAATCAGTTTACCCCGGACGAAGTCCTGGACGGATATCCGGTGGATCGCCTGATGCACGACATTGCGTTTGCGCTCATGGCGGTACAGTCCCAAACTACGGAGATTCTGGACGAGTTCCCTACGAAAGCAGCGCAGGCAACGCCGACGGCACAGCCGACGGAAGCGGCATCCTGACGCTGCCGGATTTTATTTACAGCACCTATAACTCCCTGCTGGAAGGCGGGTGGCGCATGGCCGAGATAGATCAAACCGATCTTCTCGGCTTTTTACGTGTTCGGGCGTGGAATGCCCGTAGAAACAAAAAGAAATCCGAGCCGAAGCCCGGTTTCATCGATACGGTATGGCCCAGCGTCAAGCCAAAATAAAGGAAGTGAACTCTCATGGCTGAATCCCTCCGCGACCTCGTTGTGTCGCTTTCCCTGAATACCGAAAACTTTACCCGCAACATCAAGTCGGTCAACAAGCAGATACAGGAAGCGGAGTCATATTTCAAGCTGGCCGCTGCCGGTGTGGAGGGCTTTGAGAACACCACCGAAGGGCTGACCACCAAGCTGTCTACGCTGGAGCGCAGACTGTCCATGCAAAAGGATGTAGTCACGCAGTATGAGCGTGCGCTGGCACAGGCCACCTCCAAGCTGACTGAATGCTATAACCGGCAAACGGATTATGCTCAGCGGCTGGAACAGGCACGTCAGCGGCAGAGTGCTCTGCGAGCTGAAGTGACAACTGCCACCAGCGCATATGAGCGCTATCAGGACAGCTTGGGCGAAAGCGACTCAGCGACCATTGCCGCCAAGGCGAATATGGAAGCAGCCCAGCAGGAATATGAAGCCGCTACTGCCGATGTCAATAAGCTGGCCGGTCAGCAGGACGCCCTGCGCAAGGCGACGCAGAACGCCGCAGATGCCGTATCCACCCAGCAGACGCAGCTGAACAAAGCGCAGGCATCTGTCAAAGACACCGAGAAAGCCATCAGAGGTTGTAACGACGCCCTGCGGCTGTCCCAGACCAATTGGAAGGCCGCAGGCGACCAAATGAAGGCGGCAGATACCGCCGTTACGTCCCTTGGCAAGCAGATGCAGCTGGCACAGAGCCGCTTCCGTTTGGCGGCTGCTGGCATCAAGGACGTGGACACCAACGCCGGTGCTCTGTCTGCCAAGCTGGTCATGCTGGGTGAAAAGCTGACCCTGCAGCAGCAGACGGTCGCCCGGTATGAAGAAAAGCTTCGTGCCGCAAAGGAACAGCTTCTCGCTGCGCAGCAGGCCAATGATCCCGACAAGATACAGGAAGCCACCGACGCTGTCACGGATGCCGAAACTGCTCTGACCAATGCGCAGGCAGCCGTCAGAGAAATCGAAGCCGCCATCCGGGAGACTAACCAGCAGCTGAATACCGCCAAATCCCTCTGGACAGCGGCAGGTAAATCTCTGACGGAGTTTTCCAAAAGCTGTGATTCCGTCAGTAAGACCACCGGAGCAATCGGGCGCACACTTTCTACTTATGTGACTGCGCCGGTTGTGGCCTTGGGCGCAGCGGCAATGAAATCCAGCATCGAGTTCGAGTCGGCCTTCACAGGCGTCCGCAAAACGGTGGATGCTTCCGAAGCAGAATTTGCCCAGCTGGAAACGACCGTCAAGCGCATGTCTACCGAAATTGCTGCCGATACCACCGAAATTTCCAACGTTATGGCCAATGCCGGTCAGCTGGGCATTCGCACTGATGCGCTGGAGGATTTTACCCGCGTTATGATCGACCTCGGCAACACCACCGATATTGTCGCCGAGGAGGCCGGTTCCACGCTGGCGAAGTTCGCCAATATCATGGACATGGATCAGGGGCTGTTCGAAAACCTCGGTTCCACGCTGGTCGATCTGGGCAACAACTTTGCCACTACAGAATCGGCTATCATGGAAATGGCGCTGCGTCTTGCCGGTGCAGGCAAGCAGGTCGGCTTGTCCGAAGCACAGATTCTGGGCTTTGCAACGGCGTTGTCCTCTGTCGGCATAGAGGCACAGATGGGTGGTTCCGCGCTGTCCAAGGCGCTGGTGAAGATGGAGGTTGCCGCTGCCACCGGCGGCGAAGCCCTGACCGACTTTGCCTCGATCTGCGGCGTAACCGAGGAGCAGTTTGTTCGTATGTGGGAAGCTGATCCTGCCGCCATGTTCCAAGCCTTCATCGAAGGGCTGGCGCAGATGGATGACGAAGGTATGAGCGCCATCGCCGTCCTGAACGAAATAGGCATCTCCGAAGTACGCCTGCGCGATACACTCCTGCGCTCCGTCAACGCGACGGAGCTTTTTGCTTCTGCGCAGGATACAGCAAACGAAGCATGGGCAGAGAATACCGCCCTCGCTGAAGAAGCGGGTAAGCGCTACGCCACCACGGAAAGTAAGCTCATCAACCTGAAAAACAAGTCCGTCCTCTTTGCCCAGCAGCTGGGTGATGACCTGAATCCTACCATCCACAGCCTGATCGACGGCGTGGATGATCTGATGGATAAGTTCATGGAAATGGATGAAGCTGAGCGCCAGCGGGTCATTCAGACGGCAGCGTTTGTGGCTTCCATTGGCCCGGCATTCTTGGCGGTATCGAAGCTGAGCAAGGGACTGTCTGTTATTACCGGCGGTATTGGAAAATTTTCCACGGCTGTAGGCAAAGCAGGCGGCGGCTTTGGTGGCTTTATGTCGGTGCTGAGCAAATCTCCCTCTGTATGGCTTGCGGTCGCAGCCGCTGTGGTGGTTGGCACCGTCGCGCTGGCCGATTATGTATCCGGCGCAAAGCAGGCGCGTGAAGCTCTCGAGGGCATGGCTGAAACAGCAGAAAAATGGAAGGATACCGCAGCAGAGACTTTCTACAATCAAAGCGGTGCTGGCCTGTCCTTCTTCGGTATGACCGCTGACGCCTTTAAGTCCGCTGGCACAGATATTGCCCAGAGCGGAGCCAACTGGCTCTCCGGGCTGATTGCAGTCTGGACGGACGGTAAGAAGGAAACCAACGCCATCGTCTCTGAATGGACGGAATCCTTCAAGGCGGGCACGGAAGAAATCCGCACAGCGCTTTCTGAAATGAAGCTCACGGCTGATGAACGAGGATATACCAGCCTTGCCGAACAGATGGAAGCTGACCTTGCCACGCTGGACAGCATCGATGATGAAATCGCCAAGCTGCTGAAAAAGCGGCAGAGCAGGCTGTTCACCGAGGAGGATCAAATCCGCCTACAGGAGCTGATGGATACTCGTGAAGCCATTCAGGTCAGGTACAATCTTGTGCCCGATACCGGCGACACCGAGGGCTTTGAGACCATCCGTCAGAAGCTGGAAGCCGAGGTTGCCCGTGCGCAGGCGCGTGGGCAGAGCGATGCCGACGTTACCGTGTATGAAAATGCTGTCGTTGCGGCGGCACAGGGCTTGGCGGCGATCAATGAGCAGATTGATGCGAACTACGACAAGGAGTATGCGCTCATCCAGCTGATCTCCGACAGTGCTGAACGGGAAGTCGCGCTGGCCGACCTGAACCGGCGCTATAACGCAGAACGCAGGCAGGCTGCGCTGGAGTATGCGGCGCTCCTGCAGGAGATCGCTCTTCCCGTGTGGGAACAGGAAAACATCCAGCAGGCAGCTGCGGATATTGATACCCTGAACCAGAAGCTGCGTGAGTACAGCATGGCTTCCGAAACCGAAAAGCCCGGCTTGCTGGCCGATCTCAACGAGCTCACTGCCAGCATGGACGAGGATTCTTTTGTCGAATATATCGGCCTGCTGACACAGATTCAGAGCTTGCTGGACAGCGGACTGACGGAAACGGAAGTCGAAGCCATGTTCCCAGAGATTGATGTTTCCGGCGCAATGGAGCAGCTGGCCTCTGTGCAGGACTACCTTGATACGCACAAGCTGGAACTGCCCGGCTTGGCTTCTATGTTCTCCGAAGCCATCCCCGAGGAAGCTCTGAAAATCGCCACGGATCTTGATATGACCGGTGCGCAGGCACGTTGGGATGAATTTGCTGCCAACCCCGGCGCGATCACCACTGACGCGATCATCGCCGGATATCAGGAAAACGAGCAAACCGTCAGGGTACAGCCTACCGTGGATGCCTTTGTTTCCTCTTATACCGAAATCCCCGAGGGAGCCTCCACCGCATCTCTTACACCGACAGGACTGATCGCCTATGTGGAAAAATATGCCGAGGTCACAAACGGTGCGGACGTTACCGGATTGACACCTGAAATTGCTACTTGCTTGGTGGCCGGATATCAGGAGCTGGCAGAGGGCGCGGATGTGTCCCTGCTCAAGCCTGATGACGTGGTCGCCTATGTAACCGAATACGCCGAAAAGCAAGGCGTTGACCTTTCCGCGCTTGCGCCGGAGGGCGTGACGGCCTTCGTTATGGCCTATCAGGAGATCAATGGCGGTGCACTGACCACGGCGCTTGCACCATCCGATGTTGCCGCCATCGTTACGGAATATCTGCTGGCTGAAAACGTGGATCTGTCCAAGGTTACGGATGCACAGGTGGATGCGATGGTCAACGCCTATGCGGAGGCCACCAACTGTGACAAGACGGCGCTCAAAGCAGAGGTTGTGGCACAGATCACGTCCTATGTCAATGCCGAAGGCGTTACGCCGCCGATCATCACAACCAAGGTGCAGATCACCGGGTATGAGTATCTGACCTATAAGGACTTTCAAGAGAACAGCGGCTTTGCCGTTGACGTTCCTGTCAGGCTGGGTGAAATCTCGGATGCCGATCTAGCATCGCTCTCTGCCGATGGGAAGATTAAATACTGGCAGGACGGCATTGAAATCCCTGTAACCGCTGTGCCGGAAGGTGCGCTGACCCCAGACACCATCGCCACGATGTCCGAGGACGGCACAATGCACATCCTGATCTCTCCACAGGTCACTGGTACGCAGGAAGCTATTGATGCCATTTCCCCACTGGTGGATGAGGTAGATCAGCTGGGCGTTACAGCCGCCGGTATGTGGGCAGGCATTATGCCTGCTACCACAATGGATATGATCGGTTCTGCTGTTGAACGCATCAACTCCTATACCAAAACGCTGGATTATAACGGCTGGCAGAAGTTTTGGGCTGCTCTACGCGGTGAAAGTGTCGATCATGGTGTGCTGGATCAGAGCATGAGGAACGACTTCAATGCCGAGACCGTTGCTGAGCTGTCTGCCTATGTCGGCGAAATGGTCTCTGCAATCCAGCAGGGACAGGAGGTTTCGCAGGAGGACATCGAAAATCTGCAGGCAATCGTGACTTTCCTGAACGGCCTTGATACCACCGAAACCGGCGCACACATCAAAGAGGGCGTTGCACAGGGCATGACAGAGGCAGGCTGGGACAGCGACGCTGAAACCGTAGCATCCAACCTTGAATCTGCATTGAACCTCGCGCTGGGTATCCAAAGCCCGTCGACGCGCATGAAGCCTGTTGGAGGATATGTGACGGCAGGCATTGGTGCTGGTGCAGCGGAGTATGACTTTTCTACGGATGCATCGTCTGTTGCAGGTAATGTGGAAGCTGCCATGAGCCTTGCGCTGGTAGAGGGCTTGCTGTCCGGGAACGGCACGACCATCATGGGCGGACTGGCTTCCTCCATGACGGGGTACAGCTTTACGACCACCGGCAGTCAAGTGAGCACGCACATCAAGAGCGCGGTTGATGCGAATTTGACTTCTACTACGCTGCGCAGTGCAGGCGTGAATGCAATGGCCGGTCTCAAAGCGGGCATCAACGCTGGCAGAAGCGGTGTGGTTTCTGCCATGCGATCTGCTGCCCGCGCCGCTGTCAACGCAGCAAAATCCGAGCTCAAAATCGCCAGCCCTTCTCGTGTGTTCCGCGACGAAGTCGGCGCGATGACCATGAAGGGTTTCGGACAGGGCGTGATGGAAGAGAGCAAAGAGCAGGCCAAGATCATACGCAACGCTGCCCGCTACCTGACGGATGAAGCTCGTGAGGGCGCTATCATCAACAACGCCACCACAAACCACAGGACGTATAACCAGAACAGCACGGTGAACATTTCTGGGAATGCCTTCACCATCCGGGACGAGCAGGATATATACGCTCTGGCCACGGAGATCGCTGCGCTGACCCGCAGGCAGCAGCGCGGCAAGGGCTTGAGAATGGCCTGAACGCAGAATTGACTTGACTTTCTGCCCGACAAGAGCGTTAATGTCAGCACCCTATATGAAGGAGGTACACGCCTATGTTTTCCATGCGTATACGACCGGAGGTTTTGGCCATGCTTCGGGAGAAGTACCCAGCCGGATGCACCGTTGTGCTTGAAGAAATGAACGACCCATACCGCGAAATGCCTGCGGGCTTGACCGGAAAGGTCACCCATGTGGATGATGCGGGCGGCATACATGTTGAGTGGAGC